ATGTCTGCGTGTTTGATTGCCAATTGAGTAGGAATATCCATCTTTTTAATCATATCTTTGATAGATGGAGTTACATCTTTAGCAGTCTTTGTCTTCCATAACTGCTTAATATTTGCAATTTGTGTGTCGTTTAATTTTGATTTTAAGTAATCATTCTCATGCAAATGCACCTCTCCAAGTGCTTCTGACATTGATTTTCTATATCTACCCATTGGTTCCCTCTATAACTTTTTTATCATTTTGGCAACAACTTCATTAAGCTTTGCCTTCCATTGTTCTTTAAATCTTCCCTTATATTTATCTATTGTGGACTCTGAAGCTGCCCATTCTTTTACATCTTTTTCATCTGGTTTGGTTATATCTCTCTCTAAAAAGCCTTTTACATGCCTTTTAGATACTTTTTCACCACTACCAGGTTGTGATGGTTTATAAGGTGGATTCTCATATCCTGCAAAACTAGGTTCTCCAGGAGTAATAGTTGATGTATGTTTAGCATAATCTTGACCAATATCCGTCGATTCATTATATTTTTCTTTAGCTTTTGCGATTGCTTTTCTGACTTCCATACCTGTTCTCAACATATCATTAACATATGTTTGAGCCCTTTGTGATAATTTCTTAAACATCTCATCAGCTTCTCTATCAATTTTTTCAGAAACGGCCTCAAAACCATAATCAACATTTAAATTGTGTTCGTGTATCTCTATATCTCTATTAGCTGATACAGGAATACAATCCCATATCCATGCTTTGTGTAAATTGTTTTTATCGTCTTCTAATACAATATAATTTGTACCTTTTCTGACTACTTTACCTTGTTTATCTTCTTTGATATAGTCAACTGTATCACCAATATTAAATATCTGTTCTCTGATATAAAGGTCTCTAATCTGTTGTTGTTCAAACTGTTCTAAACTAGCAACTGGTTTCATAGTCTTCATGTACATATAGTTAGCGGCTAAATTCATACCCTTTCTAACTTGTTTCATAATACTATCTGCGTCAACACCTCTTGGTAAACCTTTTTTGAAATTGTTTAGGTCACCTTTGGCAGCCGCAGCTCTCATTTTACTTGCTGACATACCTGAAGCTCCCTCTGCGTCTGGATCCCTTTCGCCAGCAGAAACTACTTTAATATTATCAAAGTCATATAGACCATGTCTTGATGATATGCCGTTATATTTTTTCAATATAGTTTCAAATTCTCTTACTCTATCTGAGCCTGCAACCATGGTTACATCTGTATAACCTTTCTTGTACAACATTGTAGCAATGTCTAGTACCATATTTGTCTGGTTGATTTCAATGTTTCTTGCGTGAGAAGGAAACATCTTTTTCATAATAGATAATTTATCTCTAGGAGATAATGGATTCTTTTTAGGGTCATTACTTCTACTTAAAAATATTTTGTAATCATTTGTTGGTAATGATTTTACTTTGTTAATAAGTTTTTCGTGACCAATTGTAGGTGGATTAAATCTACCAAATGCAAATGCAATAGACTTATTTTTTGCCTCTTTTAAACTATCAATCTCTGCGTCTGTTACCTCTCCATCATCTAAAATCTTTTTACATTTCTTGTAGAATTTTAAGTAGTGGTATTTTTCTAACATCTTATACACGACATTTTTAGGTAGTCTATTTTTAATTCCATATTGTCTTATCTCATCTGGTGACATATCTCTATTAAATGCAGCTCTTCTATCTGCGTCAACACCATCACCTATTCTGATAATATCATTGATACTATCTTCTATCTCTTCTAATTTCTCATTAATTTTTTCTTGTAAATTTAAAACATCATCTGGTTGTAAATCTTTTAACTCATCATAGTCTATAATATCTCTTTTTAATTCACCTTTTACAACATCAATCTCTTGTACTTTTCTTTCAAAGTCTTTTAGATACATGTCTTTATCAAAAGTAAAATCATCTGGTCTTTTTATGAATACATTATTTTCAATATCAAATACAGCGTCTGCTTTCTTTTCTTGGTCGTTGTATGTTTCTATGTCTGTAATGAAATAAAAATTAATAGGGTGTTTTGTACCAGGTATTAATTTACCTTGTATGTTATCTGGATTTTTAGCAGACAAATATTTTAGAGATAGTCTTTCTCTTTCAGCTTCTCTCTTTTCTTTTGGTACATTAAACAATACATTTAAATCTAGGTCTGCGTCTTCTCTATATCTCTTTGTTAAGATAGAACCAATAAGACCAACTTTAACAACAGGATATTCTTTCTCAAACTCTGATATCTGTTTGTCTATTTGTGCCTTAACACTAGCCTTAATTTTAGGGTCTTTAGTATCAGCCTTATCAAACACACCTTTAGCGTATGTTCTTCTAGGTATATCTATGATACTTTCTTTAAATGTTTTCATCTTCTTTTTAATCTTCTCTCTGTCGCCATCCATCTTTTGGCTGTGTATGACTTAATCTTATTACTCAATAATCTTCTAACTGCCTTACTACATTTATTCATAACTACGGTTGTAAGTTCTTTATCATCTTTACTGTTATCAATAATTACCATGTTAGACATACCAAAAGTGTTTTGAAATTTACCTATATTAGATTGCACTTGTGTCCAAGATTTTCTTGTAATATATTCTGGTACAGTTCTTTGTCTTTTAGAATTTCTTTCCAATGCAACTTCTAAACTAGTGTTAACAAATACCATATAACAATCATAACCTAACTGGTCTAATATTGCTTTTTGATTTTTAATTTTATCGTAATCTCTACCTGTACCATCAATCACTAGACCCAATCTACCTCTAATAGAAAAGTCCATTTGTTTATCTGTAATACCTTTTGCTCTTGCTCTTAATATATCTCTAACCTCTGCCTCATCTTCGGGCATTTTTAAAGATAGACCATTTTTTCTTAATGCATTTTCAAAAGCATTGTCTGAATTAATTGTTTTTAAACCTGTACCACCAAATGCACTATTGGTAACAAATGATTTACCTGAACCTGGACCACCTGCAAGGAAAAATGCCTTAAAGATATTAGGGTCATATAACCCCTCTTGTAAGTCTTGAAATCTTATGTCGTCAAAGTTTTTCATTTTTCTATTCTCTTTATGATACTCTTTGCTATGTTTTCTGGAGTATCTCCCTCAGCTTTAATATTTATTAGTCTTTCTTTGTAATGGTCAATTACAGGCGACACTTCTTTTTCATGTGTAGCAAGTCTTTGTTTAATAATTTCTGGTTTATCATCTGCTCTACCTCTAGCAGTTAATCTTTTAATAACTTCTTTCTCTGATACCTGTAAATTAATAATAAAGTTAACATCAATATTGTTTTTATCCATTGCGTTAACTTGTTCCATACTTCTAGGAAAACCATCAAATACATAACCGTTTCTTGCGTCTGGTTTCTTTAATCTATCCAATACAGCCTTAATAACAATATCTGTAGGTGCAAATTTACCCTTATCTAATAAATCTTTTACTTTATCATTTGTCTTGGCCAACTTTCTCATCATATCACCAGTATAAATGTGTGGTATATCAAAATGTTTTGTAATAAATTCCGAGTAAGTTGATTTACCTGAACCTGGTCCACCAATCATAACTATTTGCCAAGGTCCTCTTTTAGCTTCTTGAAATTGTTTAAAACTTTTCATTTACCACCCTTTAGGCATTGTGAAATTTTGCCTACTAAATTCTAATCTATCTACAAGTTTAACGGCACCTGCAACCTTATCAACTGCAACATAACCCTCTGGTGCTGTCACTCTATAACCTTTAGATGTTCTCATAAAATTACCAATACTTTGTATCTGATTCATCTTTTGTAAAAGAGTTTGTTTTGCCACACCTAAAGTAATGTGTGAAGCAATAGCAAAGTATAGAGCAGTATTGTTTCTTCTTATGAATGCCAAACCATCTTTCTTTGCTTTAATAAATCTTTCTTTACCTTTTGGAGTTTTTCTACTATCTATTTCATTTTGTAATACACTCTCATAATAAGATGTAAACTGTCTTTGCATAGTAGCAACTTTTTCCATACCACTATTTGAATTCTTAATGTAATAATTAAAGTATGTTTTTAATCTATAACCTACAGACAAATCATCTGAAATATTTTTACTCATAAGATTTAAAATGGGTGCAGCTTTTCTTAATGAGCCTTCAGCCATTCTTATCTGTGCGTCAAATCTTGTTAACTCTGCTTTTGGAAACATAACGGCAGTATCTTTATAACCTGCACTTGCTAAAAATACATTTCTGTTTGATGAACCGGTAACTGTACCAAAACTGGCATTTAAACTACTCATATTTTTACCAGAATATTGAGTGTGAAATACTATACCCATTTTAGCTTTCATAATTCTTCTACCAATATCACTTGCCATAGGCACGGCATATGTTATAGTATTTGGTGTAAATGAAACCATCTTTTCACCATCTATATTGATAGCTTTTAAATCATTTGTAAATAATAAATCACCTTGTAAAATATTTTTTATGTTTAGTCTTGAAAGATTTGCTAAACAAACTGCTAATTTCTTTGCAACAACACCACTATGGTTTCTATTAATATCTCTTAATGTGTAATTGATTTTAGGTGTTTTATTGAAAACTGATTTAGTACCGACAAAGAATTTGCCGTTTTCTGGATTGACACCACATACAATAGCAGGCGCACCGTCCCATTTGACAGTAATATTAGTTTTACTACCAGTAGAACCGGCCAGCATATTTCTAACTGACTTTAGGAAATTTATTGCGTTGTCCCCACCAACTGCACCTCTATTGATTATATCATCTTCTAGGTGTTCTAGGTGAGTGTTCTTATCTTGTGTAAGAAACCCTTTAAAATTAAACATTTTTCTCTCTCATTTTTATCCATTATACTATATAATTTGAGGTTTGGCAAGCCCTCTCAACAAATTCATTAACAAATACCAATACTATTTATTCATTTAGACCATTGTACTTGACGGCCAAATTGAAAAATTGACCTAATTTATGCTGTACCCCAACTTTATTAGACCGGACTGACATATTCATAGTACCTAATACCTCACTAAACCTCTTTATTCTTATATCAAAGTTTTGTTTTGAAGATATTGATACCATACCCTCTACACTTGTAGCCTCTTGTAATAATACACCCAATCTATTACTATCTTTTACCTCTTTATATGTATCATTAACTGCTTTAATAATGGTAACTGGTACATTACTTTGTTTTAATATCTGGCTCTCACAATACTCTTTAAATTTTTTAAAATCTTTGGTCATAGTATAGACCAGTTTATTTCTAATTATGGCCAAGTTTGCGTCATAATATTTTTCATAAGTTTCTATGTCTGTTCTTTCAAAGTTTTCTAGGGCGTCAAGTGTTCTATTTCTTTCAATACCAACCTCATCATATCTTTTACTTTCAATACCAGGTATTTTTCTATAAGTATTATGGTGTAAATCTTCTCTTAATCTTTTTATTTGTGTACCTGTAGGTTCAAAATGGTAATATACTTTATTAACATAAGTGTTTAGTAAAGGCTCTTTTGTAGACTCACCACCTGCTTTCAAAGAAACACCTAGTAGAGTGTTATCTGTAAATTGTAATACTATATCAGCAGGCGAATTAGCAGGAACGCCATTTGGTTTTGCTCTGTATGTCCACCATAAATTTTTAATTTTCTTTTTATTATCCATATCTTCAAGATATTTTGTAATAGCAATTGCGTTAGATACTTTCTCTTTAAACTTTGAAGATTTTGGCATTTCTTCCAAAAAGTCCACACCTACTTTTTGGTCAGCACCATTAACATAACACTTTTGATTTTGAGGATAAGATAATAGTTTTTCGTAAAATTTATCTGGAGTTCTTTCTGTACATCCATTTAAAAATGCAATACACGGTAACAACTCTGTAATAGTAGAGTTTAAAGTGGTCTCTGTCATACCACCTGACCTTGGTTTATAACCAATTCTTACAGTATAAGGAAGAAATTCAAACTCTGTGATGTTTTCACTTGATAGACTAGTCTTCTTCTCTGTAAATTTTATTCTTTTAGATTTTAAATGGTTTTGTACATTTCGTCTAGCGTCTGCTCTATTTGAAGCACGAACATAATATACAGCTATTTTACTAGATGATTTCTTTGCTTGAAAATCTAGTAAACCACCGGCTTTCTTAGCAGCCTGTTCAATTATTGTTTGTTGTTTTTTTGTTAACATTAATACTCCTTATACTATTTAGGAGCATTTGTCAACTAGCTATAGGAACCTAACGGATAATTCCAGAGGAATCTAGGTATTCCTCCATTTGGTTGCCAGACTTTATGTTTATTTTGGAAGTCTGCTAAACTTTGTGCGTCATCTTCAAAGAAGTATTTACCAACAACATTATTAGTTGGTTCTTCTATGACATGCCATAGAATCTTCTTGCCTTCTTTGGCCATTTCTACTTTATATGTCAATTTCTTTTTACCCAAGGTATCACCTGGCCTCCTATCGCCTCTATGAAATCTAACTTTTTGTGTTTTCTTTTTTACCATATACTACAATTTAAAATCACTAAACTTATTATAAGCGTCCTCTTTTTCATCTACTTGATTTGCGTCAACAATATTTTGATTTGATTGTTGAACATCAAACAATCTCATTTTAGACCTATCAACACCAATAATAAATGCTCTGTTTACGCTAGGGTCATTATATCTATTCTTTAATTGTTTAACTTTCATCTGACCTAATTGTTCTAGTTCATCATTTGACATCAAAGCAAACATAAAGTCAGCAGTTGCTGGAAGACCAAAAGATTCGGAAGTATCTTCAAGTCCAATATCTGTACTCACAAAACCAGTTCTGGTTGTTTGTGTTGCACTAAAAATTGGTACATTAAATTCTACAGCCAAACCTCTTAGCTCTTCAGCAATTGCCTTGATGTAAAAGTAAGATGAAATATTGCCACCTTTAAATCTACTTGAAGCACAAATGTTCAAATAATCAATAAAGATAACATCAGGTCTAAAGGACTTCTTTAGAGCTAATTCGTTTAATAGTGATTTGAAATGACCACTATGAGCAGACGCCGTTGGATATTCTTTAACAATAAGTTGACCTTGTGTTTTCTCCCTCAACTTCTTAATCTTACCCTCATATAATTGATGAGGCATATCATGGAGGTCTTCCATGGTAACATCTAATAAGTTGGCGTCAATTCTTTCTGCAATTCTTTCCTCTGCCATCTCTAAAGTTATATACAATACATTTAAACCTTGTAGTAAATAACTTGAAGCAACATGACACATAAACAAAGACTTACCAACACCGGTACCTGCAAGAGCAATGTTTAATGTCTTACTTGGAACACCACCTTTGGTAATTCTATTCATATAATCTAAATCAAATTGATATCTTTTCTCTTTTGTATGATAAAATTTAAATCTTTCTTCAGCGTCTTCTATGTAATCGTGACCGACAGACTTGTCAAATGATACGGCTAATGCCTCTGATAAAATATGTGGTATTGCCTCTGGTGTTTGTTTCTTATCTTTGTTATCTAATATTTTAATACCACTTAATACTGCATTATGAACAGCACGGTCTTTACAAAACTTTTCGGTAGTTTCTAATAACCATTTATCATCTGATTCGGTATTTTCAACTGCAACAATATAATCTTTTAGATGTTGTAGTTCTTCTTCATTAATATCTTTTCTAGTATTGAGTTCAATTATAATTGCGTCTTTTGTAGGAAGATTATTATACTTTGTAATAAACTTAAATACTTCACCAAATAATAATTGTTCTACACGATTACCAAAATACTCTTCTTTGATAAAAGGTAATACTTTTCTAGTGTACTCTTCTTTAAAGAACAAACTAGATAATATTGTATTCTCAATCCTGGATTGCTGTACCATCATTTACCTTTTTTTCTAATAATTCAATTAATATGTCACCAATATAATCTATAAACTCTTGATTGTCAAGCGTGTCCACATCATTAGGATTTTTATCTATGACATAATCAAATTTCATAGGCAATTGACCATGCTCATTTTCTTCTTTTGCAAAGCCTACCTTACCGTAATGATAAATTATATCTTTAAATTTACCTTCAGTAATTTTTATAGATGAATAATCTGCATTGCCTTTTTGGGCAAATACATATTTACTCTTCGTCTTGTCCGTATGTGAATTTTTGTTTGGTGTATTCATCAATCTTTCCTAATACTTCTTTTGTAAAATACTTTTCAGGCTCTGTATTGATAGACTTACCAAATACTTTTGTGCCATCTGGCATTTCATATCTAGTAGATACTTTCTTAAACACACCAGCTTCTTCGCCTAGTTCTAACAGACCATAATGTCTATCTAAACCTTGTTTATATGAAAGTCTTACATCTATCATAGCGTTTTCTTTTGTTATTCTTGATTTAAAGTTTTTACAATGTATAATATTACCTACTACCTCTGTGCCGTCTTTTTCTTTTCGTTTAGAAAGGTAGATGATTGATGAAGCAGCGTATTTCAAACCTGAACCGCCACCCATTTCTTTTTGTGGAAACATAGAACCAATCACATCATAAGTGTGGTTGGTCATTATCATAGGAACATTTGCTTGACCTAGTTTTAAAGTCAATACTCTGAAAGTAGATTTAACAATTTGTGACCTTGTCATATCTCTAGTTTCTTTACCAGCAGCCGTGTCTTCCATTTCTTTTGTAGTAGATAACATACCTAAACTATCTAATACAAACAACATAGGTTTTCTTTTGTCTTCTGGTTGTTCCAAATATTTGTCAATCACTTTAATTGATTGAGCTCTAAATTCTTGTACTGTTGCAACTGGCATTACAACTATTCTGCTACTATCTACACCACGACTTTCAATCATGTCTTTTGATATAGCATTTTCTGATTCAAAATAGATAACACCTGCGTCTTTGTCTGTTTCTAAAAAGGACTTAACAATACCTAACGCAAAGAAAGTTTTACCTGTAGCAGCTTCACCTGCAATTGCTGTAATACGATTGCCTGGTAGGCCACCGTAAATAGAACCGGATAATAATGCGTTGAAAGAATATGAGCCTGTATCAATAAATGAATCAACATCACCTCCAGCAACACCGTCTTTTGCCAATGTGGCATACTCATTACCGGTTTCTTTTATAATATCTTTTAAAAAATCATTCATAATTTCTCCTAATATACATTATTTCTATCATATTGTCAAGCTTCCTATTCTATTTATCTTATTATATCTATCTGGCTGTCTTTTGTCCACACTTCCATGTCAGTTCTTAAACGGTCTTCTTCATGTAGTTTATCGTATCTTTTGGTAGCCATCTTCCTCCACCATTCTATTAGTTCATTATCATGGAACCTATCATAGTTTGGTGCTTTGATAATCTTATCTGTTTTACCATTTACTATATCTATATAGTTTTCAATACCATAATTTGATACATAATATCTTTTTTGTTCAGTAAGTTTTTTAGCATTTACAATTGTAGATTTAAATTTTTCTAGGTCATCACCATCTAGTGCTTTCTTTACTAGACCTTGTATAGCAGTTGTAAGTTTTAACTTTCTACTTGAAGCGTCTTCTTTGATAAAAACACCAATCTTATCTTCAATATAATCTAACATATCTTTAAATGGTTTACCATGTATCATTGGTATAAAATCACTATCAGTTAGACCTTTGTTTCTTAACATAGGTTTCATACCATCATATTGACTAGCAGATTTACTATTACCATATAAACTTGTGGTCTCAAACATAACTAAATTCATATCATACTTTTTATTCAACATCTCTCTGACTTGATGTGAACAACATAAGGCAGCTAATAATTTACCACCAAGATAATTATAACCAAATGGTTGTGCCGGTACAATTACAAAACCCATAATAGCAGTCTTGTTAAAAGTAGGTAAATCTGGTACATTACCTAATAAAACATTTCTAGGTCTCATGTTAATAACTGGCGAACCAAATCTCATAAAACCAACATACTTACCTGTATTCATTTCTTTTACGGCAAGTTTTAAACTTTTACCTGGAATACTAACCATATTACTATGACTTGATATCATATTAATACAAGTGTCCCATGTATGATTATCTAATTCAACAACTTGTAAATCCATGACCTGTGGTGACATGGTAAAATCGTTAAACAATTCTGTATCTAAACCCATACCTGGTAAAGCAGTAGGTATATTTTCTATTTGTGCCATTTTCTGGTCACGCATATATTGGTCTATACGACTAAACTTATCAAAGTAATCAGAGAATATATTGGCAACATGTAGTGCCTCTTCTCTATTTAGGGTCTTCATGATTCCATTTCCATAATAATAAAGCAGGTATCATAACACACAACACGCATAATGTCAATGCTAAGCAAATTGTCATACTTCATTACCCCAATAATCCCAATTATCAAAGGGTTTCTTTCTAGCAAACAATTCAATATACGGTCCGTCTACCAATCTTTCTATCTCTTTGTGTAGAATAGGTTTCTCGGAATGTTTACCTCTTTGAGATATTACTAGTTGTGCCACATCCATGGCCTTTCTTTTTGGTCTACCTTTGGTCGCTAGTAAACACATTTCAGGATTACCTCTTGTCCAATATCCTAAACCAGTAAAAAATCCTAACTTCTTACGATTCGTTTTCGCCCATGTAAAACCAACTGTCTTGAAAGTAAAACCCCAGGCGTCTATAACTTTAAACGCCTGGTCTAACATAGGGTCACATACCCACATTAAGAGGACTGCATTGTCTTTAGCAAGGTTACCAACAGGTAACCGAATGATGTCAGGTAGACTAAGCACAGGATAATGTTTTTCAGGACTTCTATCCTTGCCTTTATCGGACCGAAGTTTAAATTGCCACGGCGGGTCAGCATATATTACTCCATATTTTTTGTTTGGTAAATCAGCCAAAGAAACCTTCCTCTTTAGCTGTTAAGTTATTCGTAAACTGTTCATAAGAAACAAAGTGTAAATCAAAATGGTAACCTCTTGCCATTTCATTACAATGTTCTAATACAGTTTTAGAAATCTTATGGTCACCTTTAACAATATATACATTTCTGTATTGATATTTCTTAAAGTATTTCCATAATTTATGTGGTAGTTTTTCTTCTACACTACCTACAGAATTTTGATTGGTACAATCGGCAAATATTTTACCCTTTGCACTTTCTATAATAAAATCTATTTCGTGGGCGCCTGGTTTTGCTCGTCTATAACTTATATTGTTTTCTCTACAATAAGTTTCAACTCTATCTTCCAGTAATTGGCCGCTTATGTTTACAGGATTATCCAAAGAATGCCTCCAATGTTGCTTGTGGTTCATCTTTCCACCCAACAGCATCCAGAATGAAACGCATAGGGTCTAGGAAAGTCTTTTGAAATTGTATCTCGTAGTCAATATATTCTTGTAATTTAAACTCCTCTGGTAGTGTGGTCATATAACTAATCACATCAAATTTAAATGGATTAGCCTCTTTCAATTTGATAAACTTTATTTTATCTCCTTCTTGTATGATAGGATATTTACTTTGTAAACCAAGTTTATGTATTTGATAATTATAAATCAATGCACCCTTAACATGTATTGGTGTTCCTTTAATAAAGACATTAGCATGGTCACGATACTTTTTAAGATTATTACAACTTCTAGGAAAAGCAATCGCCTCTGCTGGTAAAGTCATAAACTCTTTTCTAAAATCTGCAACTAGTTTATGTAAATCTTTCTCTTCTTTACCCATTATAACTTTGATTGCCTCTTTAATCTTACCACGACAAACTTGTGGTGTAGATGATTTAACTGCCTCAATACCCATAAGTTTAAGTTTAGGGTCAGCAAGTCTAACTCCCTCATCATCAAGAACATTCAACATATATCTTTTCTTTGCAACCCATATACCTTTGTCAGCAACAACTTCTCGTTTCATAACCATGGCATTTTTAAATGCGTTAGAGTAATCTGCTAGTTCATCAAAACATTTTTCAATATATGGTTCAATCTTATTGTCACAAACTTTACCAAGAAAATCAATAATCTGTTCTTTAGATTTACCCTCACAAGTTTGTTCTACAAGTTTACCAAATCTAACATAGATACTATCAGTATCAGAGGCAACAATATAATCAAATTCTGTTTTTAAAATACCATTTAAATACTCATTTACTTTCTTCTCAATAAATCTAATAATAAATTGACCTGCTGTGGTAATACCACTTGCCTGTCTTACATCATAGTATCTAAAGTATTGGTTACCAACTGCACCATAAGCCGAGTTCAAAGCAATCTTTTTTGACCATTGAATATTATGACATCTTGCAATCTCTTTAACTAGTTTAGGGTCTTTTGTTTTCTGATATTCCTTTTTAGCTTTCAACATTCTTTTTTTGAATACAACTCTTTCATTATACATTTTCTCCATCATTTCAGGTAGAAAGCCTTGACTATCATTTTTAAACTTAGCACCATTTGGTGTAATACAAGCATTCTCATTTTTAAGATGTTCAAGTTCTACTCTCTTGTCAATCATCTTATTAACGGTAACACCTCTAGGGTCTTGTCCTATTATTTTTTCTGGAGAAATATTATATTGTATAATAATATGTGGATATAGTGAGTTAATATCAAATGAAACAATCCAATCATGGCCACCTATAATAGGTTCTTTTACATAAGCGCCTTCATATTTTGTATCTTTGTTATGTTCTTCTCTTGGTGGTACACATATACCTTTTTGCATTAAATGGTTTGCAATCAATGTGTCCCATACTCTTACTTGTGAAAATATATCATCATAGTTTACCTTTGAATCATATGCAACAGTTAAAGATAGGTCAATTAAACCTAACTTATCTTCCAATGCGTCAACAATTTCAACATCTTGAATATTATAATCAACAAATGATTGAAAGTCTTTTGTATACCATTCTTTAAATGTATCATAACCTGCGTCATCTTTACCACGACCAAGTTCTAATTCACCTATAAAGTCAAGTCTATAACTCTCTTGTCTTGTAGGAATAAACCACTTATATAAATCAAGATAATCTAACATAGCAATACCATATAGATGATAATAAGTTTGTGGTCTACCTCTTACATTAATCTCTTCTCTATTCGCCATATTCCAAGGCGACATTTTATTTGCAACTTTATCACCTGCAATTAGTTTAATTCTATTCATCAAATAAGGTAAGTCAAAAAACTTGGTGTTCCAACCTGTGATAACATCTGGATGATTTTTAATCCAGAATTTCATAAACTCAAACATCAATTGTTTTTCGTCTTTACATTCTACATATGTGACATCTGTACGGTCAGTTGAAAACTTACCAACACCCCAAGTTATAATTTGTTTATTAGATTGATTTTTTACCGTGATACATAACAACTCTTCAACAGGATTTTCTACATCTGGAAAACCACCTTCACAAGTTGTTTCAATATCAAGTGTGAATATTTTAATATGTTCTTTGTCCCATTCAATAGATTCAGGATATTCTTGACCAATATATTGATAATGAAATCTCTCTAAACCATAGATAGGGGAATTTTGTGTTGCAACATCTTTACGAAATCTACGAGCTGCATTTATAGTAGTAAACTCAATAGGTTTTAGAAACTGACCTTGTAAGGTTTTATACTGTGAGTGTTCTGGTGTTAGGGCGTAGAGAGTAGGACCATAATCAATCTTATCCTTATAATCTTTTCCGTTCAATACACCACGAATAAGGAGTTTACCTTTGTGTTCAATTACATTTTTATAGAAGTTCATCTTTTCTCAATTTCACCGTTACATTATTTAATTCATCATTAAGTTGTATCTGGCAAGCCAATCTGGACTCGCCTTCAATATAACCCTTTTCATATTCTAATAACTCCTGTTCAAGGGAGTTTTGTTCTATCTTCAATTTCTGTTGCCATTGTACACCATCCACATGAATATGGCAAGTCGCACATGCACAACAACCTCCACAATCGGCAGGAATCTCTGGTAAATCTAATTCTTTAGCAGCCTCCATGATGGTATGACCAACTGGAACATCCACCGATAAGGTTTCCGAGCCTCTTATAAAGTTAACTTTTACCATTAACTAGGTAATTTAGTTTCTGTTATAAGTCCTTTTGTGGGTGTAATTATTTTGCTTGTATTAGCTTCATAATTATTTTTGATATCATCTTTAGGGTCTGTCATAAAGACAATCTTATCTTTAGCTACAGTAATTGTATCACCTTTACCAAAGGCATTATACAATGACATCATTAATTGGATAGGCTGACCAGGTCCTTTTTGTTGTGGTATAATTACAAATGGTTTATTTAAACTTACACCTTGGTCGTTTTCTCCTACATCAGCGATTACATCCTCGCCTGTAGATAGTCTTAATATTTTCACATTACTCATTATTACTCCTCATTTTATTCTAAACTATATTTAGTTGTTATCACATATTTTCTTTGTGGGTTTACCATAACATTTAATCTTTTCATAAATGCACGGTCAAGAAGAATAGGCGTCCTATCTTCTCTATCGTCAATGGTAAATTCTACATCTTTGTAATAACCACCGGCAAATTCTACATCTAAACTAACCACATATCTAGTTTCATCATAATCTCTTAAACCACCTACTTTAATTTCTTCTTTACGAAGTACATCACTTGTAATTGTTTTACCTAATAATGTCCAGGTAACTTTATTACCACTTACCTTTATCTTATCTGCATGTATAACTGGCATGCCGGAATTACCCGTATCAAATTTTGATATTAATTCTCCAAAAGGTTTTATGGTAATTATTTCTTTAAAGCCACATTCCGTTGGAACAGAATATCTGTTCTCTCCATTGGCAAAATGACTAATAACTTCTTTTGCAATATTCATTCCTGTAGCGTCTTCAATACCCTCTGTACCAGGTGATGAGTTTACTTCAAGAAAATAAGGTGGTTGTTTATCTCTGTTTTTACTTGGTATAAAATCAACTGCTGTCCAATATCCACCAACTGCCTTAGCAGCCAATAAACATTGTTCTATTTCTAATTCTGTTAATGTAATCTTTTTAGGTTTAGAACCTTGCGATACATTTGACCTAAAATCTCCTTCAATTACAGGTCTTGCCATAGCGGCCAATACTTTACCACCTAATACATGTACTCTAACATCATATTCTGTTTTAATATATTCTTGTATTAATAGGTCAGCGTCTTCATCTTGTTTGTGAATAAGTTGTACAATAGAATCTAAACCTTTTTCACTATCAACAAATAATACACCAACACCTTTACTACCTCTTAATGTTTTCATAATAAGAGGAAACTTAATACCAGAATCTTCTACTTGTTGATTTGAATTCTCGGGGTCACTAATTAATTTAGTGATAGGTTGTGTTAAACCATAATCTGCAAGTCTTAATGCTGTTCTATATTTGTCAGCACATATGTTAATTGTAGTTCTAGGATTTACTAGAGTTGCATTTGCTCTTTCAAGCATAGACACAAGGTCTAACCAACTATCTTTTCTTGTCACACTACCACGAACAACAGCAACTGTCATGGCGCCAACTTCAAAACCTTTTTTATCTTCTTTGTTGTGAAATCTACGAACACCATCTTCCATTGTGGTATAACCACCTGTAAGTTTAAACAGATAATAAGGGTAGTTTAACTTCTTACATTCCTCTTGAAGTCTATCAGCAGTATGAAATTCTTTAGCTTCTTCTGGTTCATCTGTAATAATGAGCAGACGCAAAAACTTTTTATCGCCTTTAGCTTCGTCTAGGTAATTTTTAAACGGTTGGACTTGCATTTTTACTATCTTCTGGTTTCTTGCCTATGTTATATTTAGCAACCAAATTCCATTCACTCTTCTCTTTAAATGGTAAAACTTTGATTTGACTTAAAGGCGCTTTGTTTTCTACTAATGTTGTATTGACAACATCAATTAAATTCCAATCTTGTAGTAATAATGCTATTGTGTTTCTTCTTTGTATATCGTTTTCTGACAAGGTAGAGTTCTTACCATCTAGGGCAAACAACTCTTTGAAATGTGTTATGTAATACTTCCCTTGTTTATGTAAGATATGACAACTCTGAAATAGAGTTTTATCTTTACGACTTGCAACACCAATTCTTGTTAGTGTTTCCCTAACTTTTAAAAAATCGTCAGGTTGTTTTATAGTAACCTCTAGCATATCGCTAGCCGACCAACTTATTGTATCTTCACTCATTTTTTTCTCCCACCTTTTTTCAGGCCAATTTTTATAATTTCAATTTGGTCGTCTGAAAGTAGGTTAAGAGCTTCTTTTGCCTTTTGATTACTATAACCATAATACTCTTTTATTACTTCAAGGTCTTTGACTTTCTTTTGTGATAGCCATTTCCCACCAAATCGCTTCTTCTTTCGGATACTATTTATAAAATAGTGAAACTGCAATCTCTTTGGTAGGAAGTGTAGTCCGTTCATTTCATTACTATGCATGATAGTATCATAGAACATTGACAAACATCTGTTAATAATAAATGTAGGATATTTCTTTTCCCACATCACATCTTCGGTATCTAATAGAGGCTTTTTAGACTCATTGATAGCCTTTAAATAATCTTTTAATTCGTACATTATTTAAACTTACAATTAGCCATAATCTCCGTCAAACAAGCAACCATATTAATCTCTTGGTCTGCCACAAAAGCAGACTTGTACTGGTAACCAGCAATGATTAATATTGATTGGGGTATAGAAGAAGATTCTAAAGCATTATACATTAATTCGTATATGGTACTAAACAAAGATGATGGTTCTTTATCAAGATTGTTTATAACCCATTTACGCATGTCATTAAATCTTTTTTCTTTTAAGACTTTGACAAGTTCTTTTGTATTTGCCTCTGATAAACTAAACAAAATACCACTATCAATCTTACCTCTTACAGAATATCTTTGAAGTTCATTGATAGTCCGTCTGAAATCAGGATAGTATTTTTGTATTAATTCTGCTAATACTTTTTTATCATATTCAACTTGCTCATCATCAAGGACTTTACCAAGTCTTTGGTGTAATGCCTGTGCTGTCTTTACTTTTTGTCCGTTCTTGATAGCAAAGTCAATAACTGTACACCTACTATGTAGAGCAGGTAAAATCTTATTCTTGTAATTACAAGTAAAGATAAATCTACAGTTTTTATAAAAAGTTTCAATGAAGTTTCTTAAAGCAGGTTGTACTGATTCGGCATTCATATAATCTGCCTCGTCCACAATTACTACTTTATGATTGGAATGTTCAGTTAATGATACTGTAGAAGCAAAGTTTTTAATCTTGTTTCTTAATGTATCAATCTGACGGCCTTCATCTGAACCGTTAATGATAATATAATCTGCACCAAGTTCCTCACATAAGGCACGAGCAACTGTAGTCTTACCGGTACCAGCAGTACCAGATAATAACAGATTAGGTATTTCTTTTTGTTTTAGGAATTCAGTAAATGTATTCTTAATGTCTTCACTTAATATACAATCACTAATTTTCTTTGGTCGGTATTTTTCAACCCATAGGTATTCTGACATAATATAATCCTCACTTTGTTCATAATTTAAAATTCACTATCTGGCTCAATAGCAACCCAATATTGGATTGGTTTATTTCTATTGATAAAGTGAGATATTTTCTGTGAGGAAATAGCCACATCATAATCATCACGAATCATTTTAAAGTTCTCTGTTTTAAAGTATGCTTTAAAAGTTTTATCAGTTTCGCCAACTACTATAGAGTAGTCGTTAGATGATGGTGTTTTCTTGTCAGTTGCAACCAACTTAATTTGTTTACCATCACCTGTCACAGCAATGTCTGGTAAATTAAGTGTTGTTACACCTTTCATTAATTTCTCAAATACATCTTTCTTTAAAGAAAAAGTTACATGCTTATCAGGCATTGTAATCATTTTAGTTGGTGAAACTACCACCGACTTATCTGCAAAATAATATTTGATTGATTGTTTACTATTACTATCTTTAATAGTTAAATTTTGACCACCATTAAAATTAAGGTCAGACTTATCAAATAAGTCAACTGCTCTTAAAAATTCTGGTAAATCATAGATAGCAAATTCTTGGTCAAACTTTTCCTTCACATCAGCTTCTGCTAATATGTTTTTCAAAGTGGAAATAGTTTGTAATTTGTTGCCAGGTTTTACTAAAATATTCTGATTAATGTCAGAAAAGTTTTTTAGTATAGCAACTGTATCACTACTTATATTCATTATATAATCTCCGTTTCATAATTTAATTTGGAGCGGAAGGATTGTACTGCCCAATCTTCTCTCGGTTGGAAACCAAGTGTATTACTTTTATACTACTTCCGCATTTGTTCATGTTGTACATAATACACTAAAGGCGTCCTATTGTCAAGCCTAGGACGCCAATAGTATTAAACATTATTTAATGTTGATAGTTCTAGCTTTTTTATGGTCTGGAACAATCTTCATCAAAGATACTTTTAAAAGTCCATCTTTTAATTCAGCACCTTTTACTTCTACATCATCAGCAATAGTAAATGATTTCATAAAGCTTCTTTTAGCAATGCCTTTGTGTAATACACCGTCATTGTCTTCCACTTCTTTTTCTGATTTACTCTTTACTGATTCTATTTTAAGGATATTATCCTCATAATTAACTGATACATCTTTCTTACCGTACCCTGCTAATGCCACCTCAATATCATATGTTAAAGAACCTGTCTTTACTATGTTATATGGTGGATAGTTATTTGCTGTCATATGTGGTATGTGATTATGAATCTCATCCAAATGAGAAAACATATCGTCAAACCCGACAGTAAATGGTTTTAGTCCAGTAAAAATTGATTGAATTGCTTTGTGATTGGTCATAAAGAACCTCCTTTTGTTAAGCAAAGTTTAATTACGATACCTCTTATGAGCGTATCATTATTATTTATATAATCATTATATTTCATATTTCAAGTGGTAGTTTTTATTATTCGGGGCTATAAAACTACCAAACATGGCCGCAGCTTTAGTTTGTTTTTTTTAAGTGGTGCGAAACTAAGCGCAAATGCTGAAACAATCCACTATCTGGTTAAGGCTACCGCTCCAGACATCTATTTGTGGCAGAGGTAGGCCTCACCCTCTTT